TGACGCGCTGTGCATTGCGCGGCGCGTCGCCATTCAGTTGGGCACGCGGAATCTTACGATGAGGCGTCGATATGTCCCGGCCTTGCTCTTTGGCTTCGCGTTCATAGGCGGCGCGCTGCTCTTGCTCAAGTCTGTCAGCGGCTTCGGCTAACTCTTGCGGCACAGGCTGCTCTTTGCGCATCAGGAGAATCTTGCCTTCGGCAATTTCCTCAAACATGGTTTGCCAACTGTGCTGGTATGCCTTCGGGCCGCGTGTGGAGCGGGAGTTCATCTCGACGGCTAGGGCTTCCAAAGCAGGCCATAGGTGATGCGGCATGGATACATTACGTTGTTCGTATAGGGTTGGCATCTGTGTGCTCCTTTCGCATATCACGCGTAATTTAGCATATGCGTGCTATATGTCAAGATGACGAGGGTATATTTTGACAGATACGATAGGCAGGTTAACAGTGGTTCGACAGGATGTTAAGGTTATTGGCTATGGCGCTTTCAGCCAAGTATAGGGCATTTATTGATGAATACTTGCGCTGCTTTAACGCAACCGACGCCTACATGGTGGTTTATCCGAAGTCGAGTCGAGATGCTGCCAGTGTGAGCGCAACGCGTTTGCTAAGAAATGCTAAGATTGCCGAGGAAGTTCAGCGCCGCGTCGACGAACTGGCGATGTCGCCTAATGAAGTGTTGTTGACGCTTGCCGAACATGCCAGGGCTGATTTCAAGGATTTTCTGACTGTAGCGCCCAATGGCGATATTGCGCTCGATATCGCTAAGGCCGAAGGCAAGACCCACCTCATCAAGCGGGTGACGCAGCGGCGCACGATTCGCACAACCAAAGACACGGAAATCGACGAAACGGTCTTGACCTTGGAGCTACACGACGCCCAATCCGCCCTTGTCCATATCGGCAAGCATCACAAGTTGTTTACGGATCGTGTCGAACAAGATGTAACAGATCGGGCGGCAGCCGCGTTGATTGCGGCAATGCGCCAGGGAGTCTCAGAAGCAGATGACGAGTGATGAGGCGCACGTGCTGGGCAAATGCTACGGCAACCCGGCCTACTTTGTGAATAGGTTCTGCCAGATCTACAACGCGGCCAGTGGAGATTGGGAACCATTCCATCTCTGGCCCGAACAGCGCACGACATTGAAGATGATCGATCAGCATCGGCTGTGTGTGATTTTGAAGGCGAGACAACTGGGGATGTCGTGGTTGGTCTTGGCCTATGCGCTTTGGCAGATGATTTTCCGCCCCGCGGCGACTGTGCTGATCTTCAGCCGCCGTGATACCGAGGCGTTGTATTTGCTCTCCACTGACAGACTGCGCGGCATGTACAGCCGTTTGCCGCAGTTCATGTTGGGTGGGCACAGCTTTGTGATAGACAGCGGTCATGAATGTGCAATGCAAAACGGTTCGTCAGCCCGTGCCTTTCCTACCAGCGCCGGCGATTCCTACACCGCTAGTTTGGCAATCGTGGATGAGGCTGATTTGGTGCCCGATCTCAACCGGCTCATGCGCGCCGTCAAACCGACCATCGACAATGGCGGCAAAATGATTCTTGTCTCACGCGCCGATAAGACCACGCCAGAGAGCGAGTTCAAGCGCATCTATCGGGCCGCCCACGCCCACCAAAACGGTTGGTATTCCGTCTTCTTACCCTGGTATGTACATCCAGAGCGTGATCAGGCTTGGTACGAAGCCCAGAAGGTTGACATTCAGTCGCGCACCGCCAGCTTAGACGATTTATTTGAACAATACCCTTCCAGCCCAGGAGAGGCTCTAGCCCCGCGCTCCTTAGACAAGCGCATCAGCCCCATGTGGATCGAAGTCTGCTATGAAGAACTGACGGCGCTCGATCTCTATGACGCGCCGTCCATTCCGGGCCTTGAAATCTACATCCCACCCCAGCTCCACGGTGGCATACCCATCCGCTATGTCATAGGAGCCGACCCCGCAGAGGGCAATCCGACCTCAGATGATAGTGCGCTGACGGTGATGGATATGGCTACAGGGGAGGAGTGCGCTGTGCTGGCCGGCAAGTACGAGCCAAGCACCTTCGGCGCCCATATCGCCGCCATCAGCAGCTATTACTGGGATGCGCCTGCCATGATCGAGAGGAACAATCACGGCCATGCCGTCATCCAGTCGGTTGCCGAACACGCCGAGCATGTGCAGATACTACGCGGCGAGGACGGCAAGCTCGGCTGGCTCTCAAGCAGCTTGGGCAAGAAACTTCTGTATACCGAATGCGCAGACCACTTCCGGCAAAATGCCCAGAGTGGCACAAAGATTCTGCACAGCTTCGCATCCTACACGCAACTGGCCTCCATCGACGGCAACAAGCTACGCGCCCCTGATGGGATGCACGACGATAGGGCCGACAGCTTTGCATTGGCGCATGTGGGTAGGGCTTATGCCGTCATTGACGATGCGCCTACCATGCAGTTCCACGTAGCAGGCCGCGGCGGTAGGCCGCAAGTGAGGAGGGGTAGATTATGAATCCATTCAAGCGCGTGATAAAGCGCATCCGCGAATACCTGACGGTCGCAGCCGACCCACTGCCCGGCACGATGCGCTCATCCACGCGGCGCGCCAGCACAAGCTACCAGCCCGCCGTCAATAGCTGGCAAAGGTCTGACTACAGCTTCTGGCGTAGGGCATACTACGGTCAAGCCGTGGGCCTTGAACTATCCGGCCTGTTCATCAAGCCCTTGGTCGGCAAGCTCGCCGCCTGGGTGCTGGGGCGCGCCCCGCAATGGCGCTGCGAAGACGACACAAGCCAGGAGGCGCTTGAGAATTGGTGGAGCGAAAACCACGCCCACATCCTGCAAGGCTATCGCTCCTCCAAAAAGCAGGGCGACGCCTTCATCGTCATCAATGCCGATCTGACCGTCACCCTACTCGCACCCGATACGGTTGACCCGATTGTAGACCCTGGCGACTACAGCCGCATCGTCGGCTGGCGGGTGACGCAGGTACTCATGCACCCGCAAAGCACAGAGCGCATGACTTTAGTAGACGAATACTACCCCGACCGCCGCATTCACCGCGTGCAGGTCAACGGTATTGACCGGGAGGTGACGACCTACCCGAATCTAATAGACCGCCTGCCCATTGTCCTGATTGCCAATAACCCGGATGCGGGGCAGACCTTTGGCCATGCCGAGGCCGAGGCGCTGTTATCGCTCTTCCACCGCTACGGCGAGGTGCTTGACGCCGCCATCGAGGGCAACATCTACCAGGGCAGGCCCACGCCGCTGCTCACTTTTGACAGCATCGAGAATCTCAAGGCGTTCAAGAACAAGTACATGCGCACCACTTCATACACCCTGCCCGATGGCACCAGCTCAGATCTGCGCACGGTGGACATTGACCTCAAGGAAATCATCGTCGCCGCCGGCGCAAACTTTGAATACAAGTCACCCGGCAATTTCAGCGCCGATGTGGTCAACATCCTGGAGATCCTCTTCTATTTGTTCCTTGAGCACGCCGAGATCCCTGAGTTCGTGATGGGCAACGCCATCTCCAGTAGCAAGGCATCCGCAGAAACACAGATGCCCGTCTTCGAGCGTTTCATCGAAGGGCAGCAGAGCGATGCAAAGGATTGGCTCACTTTGACCAGCGAGATCGTGCTTGCCTACCAGGCGCTGATGCAACCCGGCGTGGTGGCACAGACGCCCAGCTTACAATGGCGCAAGCTAACGCAGGATGGGCGTTTGACACTAGATACCGTGACGTGGGCAAAGGCGGAGGGCTTGCTGGACGAGCGCACGGCGCTGATGCTGGCGCCGATTGAGGTGGAAGACATCGACGCCGTGCTGGAAGCGGCGCAAGAGGAAAAGCAGGCGCGGGCTGAGACGGCGCTTGCTATTGCCGGGGCGCAACGCCAAGCTACGGATGAGGAAGATGAGCAGCGCCCACCGGATGAGCCGGAACCCGGCATGAACGAAATGACAAGTAACGAAGTGGCCGCCATCGTCGAAGCGGCTGCGCATATCATTGCCGAGAACGGGTACGCGTAATGTCGGACAAATGGGCGGAGCGCCAAGTGCGCGTGATGGTCGATTGCGGCGTGAGCTTAGCCAACGCCCAGGCAGCCGTCGCCTTTGCGCTGCGCCGGCTGCCCCAAAATGCCGACCCTGAGACGTATGTTCTACCCGCGGCTTTGCTTGAGCAGAACGTAGCCGACCCTGCGCTTGTGCAGGATGCGCGGGCGGACTTTTATCAACAGGATCATGTGCCGGCAACCTATAAACGCATCTTGGATGCGAGGCCAGTACCCTGATGCCACGCGCTAGCACTATCTTGCCCGGTTACCGCTACGATACGCGTATGGCGCGCTACCGTTCCAACGCATCAGGGCAACTTGTCTCGAGGCAACGCATCCTTGACCTGCTCGATGGCCAGATAGCATCTGCCGAGCGGCGCATGGGCGAACTGACCACGGCGCTACATGAGGGACGGCTGTCGCCCGTTGCCTACCAGAGCGTGATGCGCGACGAGCTGCGGCGCGTACATTTGCAGAATGGGGCCTTGGGAATCGGCGGCTGGGATCGCATGACGAGCCGTGAGTACGGACGGGCCGGCGCGCTGTTGCGCGAGGATTATGCGCGCATGACCAACTTAGCCCAGGGCATCGCAAGAGGGGAAGTGACGCTGCCACAGGCGCTTAACCGTGTGCATGGCTATGTGGGCAGCGCCCGCGTCAACTTCCTGGCGTCTGAGCGTGAGGCGTCCAGGCAGGCCGCCCAGGTGCGGGGCGTCAATCTAGAAGAACGGCGTAGGCTGGGCACGTCTGAGCATTGCAAAGATTGTGTAGCCTACGCGCAGATGGGGTGGCAGCCGTTGGGGACGCTGCCGCTGCCAGGCCAACAGTCCGTCTGTAGTACGCAGTGCCGGTGCAGTCTTGAGCGGCGTGAGGTCGTGCAGGAGCCAATGCGCGTATGAGCGAAGATCGTATTCCATACCTATTGCATCCTGATTCAAGCTCCGCTACAATAAATGGCAATAGCAGCAATTCTGACCTCTATGCACTACGCGCTGAACTCGTTGACTTGGAACGGCGGCTGATCCCGCTACTAATTGCAGTACAAAGAGCTTTGGGTAAAGAGCCGAGCCTGATTACACGCGGCAAGCACACAACCGAATAACGGCGCTCCACGCTGAAATAGTACCCGGCATATTTTGAAATGTGCCGGCGAAAATAAGTCTGCGGCGGTTTTCCAGATTGTTCTGGGAAGCCGCCGTTTTTTTTGCTTTCGGTCTATACCAAAAAAGGGGGTACGCAGATGGATCAACTTGGTCGCATCGAGTCGAAGATTAACGCCCTGCTCAAAGCGGGCAACGTCACTTGGGAGGAGCCGCAACCGGAGCCGCCGCCTGAGATGACGGAGGCGCAGCAGCAGGCCATCGCCAATGCGCCGGTCGTGGCTGTACCGCCGCCGCCAGAGCAGGCAGCAAGCGAGGAAGCGCAGAAGCAAGCGCTTGCCAATGCGCCTGTGGTCAAAGTGCCTGGGCAAGAGGGACAGCAGCCGCCACAAGAAGGCGACATCGCCAGCGCGCCCAGAGGGCTCCCGGTAGAAACAAAGCAGCCATCGGGCCAGACGGACGTTGTGTCAGCCATAGGGGCTGAACCAGCGACGAGTGTACCGCCGCCTGCCGGTGAACCGCCATCCGTGCCGCGGCGCAGATAGGGGGCTGACATGCCCACCGAATTAAATCTGAGCGGTGCATTTCGGGACATCTTAGCCATTGCCGAATTGCGTGGCAGCTACCCGAATGTACCCATCAGCGCCGATGTCGATTACGCGGCGCTGACGGCAAACGACCCGAATCCAACCTTTATCACGCTGCCTATCGGCAAGGCCAACGTGACCAGTGGCAACAAGCGCCATTATGACGATGCCTTTTTAACGGAGCTGGAACGGCAGACGCTGCAACACAAGCCAGTGGGCTTGATGGGGCATCTGTCCGCCGCCGACCGTGCCACCGCCTTTCCGGCTGAAGCCGTACATTGGGTGGGAGCCGTACGAGACGGCGATACCCTATGGGGCAAAGGCTACTTGCCACCTGGCCCGATACGAGATCGCATCGCCAGGTACAAAGCATCGGGGCGCTCTATCGCCACCAGTATTGACGCAATGGCTGAGCAGGTATGGGATGAGTCCCTCAAGGCGTACAGGATCAACGCCGCCAGCTTCCGCCTTGGACAAATCGACTTAGCGCCGGCAGACAGAGCCGGTATACCCGACCTGGCGACGGTGCCCATGCTCACGCGTGAGATGGATACTGAGCCGCCAATACAGGAGCCAGAAATGGGAAAACTTGAAATCATTAATGAATTGACCGCAGACGATGCGCGCCTGCTGCCCAAGCCCGTGCGCGAGGCGATCCTGTCTGAGGTCGCCATTCCGCCGGAAGTGGCCGTTGTGCAGGAATTGCGCGGCGCACTCGGCGTAGACGACAAAGCCGACCTGAGCAAACTTGTGCGCGAACTTAACGAAGCCAAAGTAGCGCATGACAAGGCCGCCGTCATCACGCGCATTAGCGAACTGGCAGCCGACCCCGAAAAGGGGATCAAGGTGGAGCCTGTGCGCGCCATGGTGGTAGAAATGGTGCGCAGCCGCAACCCGCAGAGTGCGCAGGAAGCCGAAGCCGCCTACGCGGAGATCTCCGCATCAACGCCCGTCACCGAACTGCTCAAGGGCTATGTGCAGACGACGATGGGGCCGCCGCAGCGCACGGTCGTGCAAGCGCAAAATGGGGGTACTCAGTATTTTAAGTACCCTAAGAAGGAGGACTGATCATGGCCGTAGGGGATACAAGATTTGAGTCTGACGGCAAGGCCGTCAACGTCACTCTCAGCGCCACAGTGACCAAGGGGCAGGTGATGGTTGTGCAGGGCTGGTTGGGCTTAGCCGGTGAGAACGGTGTCAGCGGCGATACGATTGCGCTGATCTGCGATGACCGCGAATACCAGTTCATCGTGCCGGCAGGGCTGGCGGTCGCCAAGGGCGCTATTGTCTATGTGACGCTGGCCACGGTCACCGGCCATACGCCGCAGGACGCTGCCTATGTGCTGGCGCCGGCTGCGGGTACGGTTGCCTTGTTCAAGGCGACCGCGGCCAAAGATGCGAGCAACATGGCCACTGGCATTATGCTGGCGCACAACGCGCTGGCCAGTTAAGGGAGGCTATCTATCATGATACAAATTTACAGCAAAGCCGCCCTTGCCCAGTCCAGGGAGAAGGCGCAATTTCCGGCCAACTTACGCCTAACGGATCATATGCGTGAGGTGAACAGCCTGGCCAGCGGCCACCGTGTCTATGAGTTTGTGGGCACGGACAGCTTTGGTTCGCAATGGGCAGACCGCCAGCGTTACGAAATCGACGCGGGGCGTGATGAGGAGCCGATTGTCTACACGCCGATCTACGACGTTGTGTCGGACACTTCGCTGCCCAAGAACGTCACCGTCAACACGATGGGACCGGGCGGCGTCGTCTTTGAGGAAGTCTTCGAGGGCGGCGAGGTCAAGTTCAGTGGCATCGCATCGGGCCAGTATACCGTGCCCGTTCGCCATTGGGGCACGGGGTTGGAATACTCAAAAGACCTGGTGATGTTCAACGAGTTCTGGTCGGTGCCCATCTTCGAGCGGCAGATGGGGGTAGCGCACAACGCCCTGCTCAACCATTTGCATCTGTCGCCGATCATCACCTACACGACCACGCCCACCTACCCGGCATCCAACAAGACCGCCGCCGTGACGGGGACGCAGGGCATTGCCGACAGTTATCTGCTCACGATCGAGGCGGCCATCGCCCACGCCAGTGCCGACGCCACCAACCCACGGCGCGGGCCTTATACGCTGCTCGTGGCGACCGGCAACAGCATGACCTTTGAGCGCGCCCTGCAAGCGGTGCCGCAGCTAGGCGTATCACGGCAAACGTCAAGTGTCTTGGCGGCCATCCGCAGCGTGATTGCCTACGACGGTTGGACAGGCACGCGCGGCTTTAAGGTGACGACCTACCCAGGCGTCGCCACAGGCAAGGCCTATCTGATTAGCCAGCAGTACAGGGGCCAGGATGCGATCTCGTTTGAAAAGCAATCGCTGCAAAACGAGGGGATGCAGGTAGATATTAGCCGCTTCCTGACGCAGAGCGTTTGGGATAGCTATTACGGGGTGTATTGCAACCCCCTGCGCATGGTCGAGGAAGTGACTTTGCCGACCAGTTAAGGATTCGCTCATGGCCTATACGCAATATCAACGGCACAGGGTGGATGTCGGCTTTGCGCCTGACGATACTCTGAGCCTACCCGACGAGCAGATTGAAGACGCCTACGACCGCGCCGCACTTCTGTACACCGATACGGCCAGCGTGGAGGCGGTGGCGCGTGTGATTGTGCTTGAGCAACTCTACGCGGCTGCCAAGACCTCAACCGATTACACGCAGAACAACACGACGGAGAAGGCGAGCCAGTTGTTTGACCATTACGAAAAGCTGCTGGACAAATGGAACGCTGCGCTCACCAAAGCCATCAACGTGGCGACGGTGGATGAGGCGGGCAGCGTCTTCAGCGGCCACTCGGTGCGCAAGCCGCCCAGGTATAAGGAGTTCCCTGGTGGCGTTAGCGGCTGGTGGGACATCAGCAGGCCGCTATGATCCCAACATCGCCCATCCAGGCCACACGCATTGCCAAGCGCGCCCAGGATGCGGTACGGCGCATTGGTGAAAAGCCAACAAGCGTTGTCTTTAAGCGCGCCAATGGCACGACGCTGCCTGCGCAGACAGTGCGGCTCGAATGGGATAATCGTTCATCGCTGCAAACGAGCACAGCGGGAGCAGGGCCGCGTATGAACCTGATTGTCTATGGCATACGCGGCCATAGTAGCCTGCCGGACACCGACATCAAAGAGGGCTATCGCTTTAACTACGGCGCCGATGCTTACCGCATTGAGGACATCATTTTGCAAAGCGGCGAGATACAGGGCATTGCCGTGGCAACAGGATAAAGACAAGATGGAAACCATCCATGTAAAAGCAGTTGCAGAAGACGGCAAAGTAGCATTTGCCGAGCAGAACGAAGCGCATCCAAACGGCGAGGCGACCGTGCTGGGTGACGGCGAAGTGGTCAAGGTGGCGCGCACGCCGGCAGTGGAGCAGGCGATCCTAGACGGCAATCTGATCCAAGTCAAAGACCCGATGCTGCCCGATGATGCCGTCAGCGCCACCACGGAGACGGTTGAGACGGAAGTCTACGGCGACCCCGACGAGGAAGATGCGTGAATAGCTGTTTTGTTGTCAACGGCAGGTCATTTGAGTATGCCGATAGTGACTACAACTGCACGCGCCAAAACGAGCGGGCGGTAGAGGTGCCCATTGCAATGGCGCTGCTCTGCCATGCGCGTGCCTTTGATGGCGCCATCCTGGAAGTGGGCGCTGTTCTACCCCACTACCGCCCCGGCTGGCCCAGCGACGGCCATATCTGCGTAGACCTGTTCGAGCCCTATCCCGGCGTCATCAATGCCGATGTGCTGACGTGGCAGCCTTCCCAACTGTTTGACCTCATCATCTGCATATCGACGCTTGACCATCTGCGCGACGAAGACGAGTTCTGCACGGCGCTTGAGCGGATGCGCGCCTGGCGCAAACGTGACGGCTTGCTATTGGTGACGCTGCCATACGGCCAACCGGCCTGGATTGGCGGCGGCAAGTGGCTAGAGCAGATGATTGACAGCGAAGCGATAGGCAGCGACGTGACCTGGCGCATGGATAAGGTCGATCCCCTACATCATGGATGGGAGCAGATCTGCGATGAGCAGGCTCCGCGGCGGGCCTACAACCACCCGACGGCTTATGCCAACACGGTCTACATGTACATCTGGGGGGAGGTGGACGCATGGTGGCAGCCCGATCTGCGCGCCGCGTAAGTAAGGGGGAAAACCCCCTACTTCAGATCCGTGATAAGGATATTGAGGCGGCAAAGAAGATCATCCAGGACCGCTATGGCTTTACGCCGCCCGACAACTACGTGCGTGACCTCATCCAGTTTGTAAACGAGATGGTGAATGAGCCGCGAAACTGAAGTCGCCACCTACCTGCAAGCCGATACCGCCCTTACTGCCATCCTCACAGGCGGCATCTACGCCAACTCTGAGCTGGGGCGTGAGGGCATCACGCAGGACAGCACAGCCAATGCCTTCGACGCAAACGGCTATCTGCTGCCATGCGCCATCGTCAAGCAGCGCGGCGATATACCCGATACGCGCATTGCCGATGAGGGCAGCAAGATCATAGCGCAAAGCCTGATGGTGGAAGTGTGGCTCTATGAGGACGTGTCATACACCGCCATCGACGCCGCACGGGCGCGCCTGTTTACCATCATGCACGGCCATAAGTTTAGCGGCGCATGGCCGGCCGAGTGGGCCTTCACGACGCCGCCCATGCGCGACGAAGGCTCGCTCAATGGCGCCAGTATGCAGCGCGTCGACTTTCAGATTCGCAGCCTGATGGGGGTAACAGCGTGAAGATTGGCTGGGTGGGTTACTACATTCCTTGGGATGGTTACGGTAGATTCAACAGCCGCCTCGTTGCAGCTTTGCAGCGGCAAGGTGTCAACGTGACACCGCTGACGATGGACAACATCCACGCGCCCAAATGGATGCATTTCCAATGGGGCATAGATTGGGACAGCCTAACCATTTCCTGCATCCCCGCACGCCAGGTACAGCGCGTCCCAGGCCGCCATTGGCTCTACTGCATGATAGAGGGCAGCGTGCTGTCTGCGGCCACCGTCAAGCGCATCCACGCGTCGGGAGTGGAGCGCGTGCTTGTGCCATGCCAACACAATGCCGAGGTCTTTGCCCGCAGCGGGGTGACTGTGCCGATCACGGTATTACACGGCGGCACTGACCCTGATGAGTTCCCGCTGATAACACAGCGCGCCCAGAGGCGGGAGCCCATTGGGCGCGAGCGTCCATACACCTTTCTGGCTCTTGCCGACCGTGGGCCGCGCAAAGGTTGGCACGAAACATTTGACGCCTTCTACCAGGCGTTTGGCGGCAAGACGACGGGTGTGCAGGATGTGCGCCTGCTCATCAAGGCATTGCCTGGCAGCAATGAGGTGGTCGAAATCCTGAGCAAAGGTATCGACATGGATAAGCGCATCATCTGGCAAAACAAGGAAGCGCCGCACGATAACATGGCTTCCGTCTATGCCCAGGCCGATTGCGTGGTATTGCCCAGCTATAGCGAAGGTTGGGGACTCCCCCATAGGGAAGCGGCCATGCTTGGCTTACCGGTCATCACACAGGCTTACAGCGGCATGGACGATGGGCATACGCACCAATGGGCCTTGGTCGTTGAAGGTGGCCACATGGAAGCGATAGGCTCCGGCCCAATCTTTGATGATGATGGCGTGGAAGATGAAACGGTGACGCTTGGCGAGTGGCTTGTGCCTGACGTGGACGAACTGGCCACGGCCATGCTTGCATGTTACCAGGAGCCTGCCTGGGCAGCGCAGAGGGGCATGGAGGCGGCGGCTTGGCTTAGGGCCAACCAGACGTGGGATCATAGTGCTTTGGCCCTGCTGACGCTGATTGAACGCGGGGCGCCCTCTGGGCCAAGCTTGAGTGGCATGGATAACGAGGAGCAAACCGATGGGCTTTCAATGGACGGTGCCACCGACAGCCGTCTTTCCGCAAATGGCGCAAGCCTACACGCAGACCATCATCGTATCGGGTAGGCGCGTAGCGCACGCAAGAGCCGCCGAAGCTGAAGAGTGGATGAAGGCGAACGCACCGTGGCAGGATCAAACGGGAGCCGCCCGCAAGGGTCTGTACACCGAAGTGCGGGAAGCGCCCGCCATCTTGGCCGAGATCATCTTCAGCCACGGCCAGGATATTGACTACGGCATTTGGCTGGAAACGAGGTTCGCCGGTAGGAACGCAATTATTGCCCCAGCCATAGATTTCTGGGGACCCAAACTGATGCAGGATGTGCAACGAATCGTAAACCTTGGCTTAGCGGCCAGATAGGAGTTTCAAATGGCAACAACCGGAACATTCGACCAGGGCGCTCCGCAGTTCGGCCTTAACGACGCTGTGATCGCCCCATGGCCATCCTACACGCCCATCACCGACATCATGTCGGTGCAGATGGGCACCGTGGCGATGGAGGTGGTGACGGCTACCTTGACAGGCGATGACCGCCAGACGGCTGTATCGGCCAACGCTATCGGCGGTACGGTGCAGGTACGCATGGGCGGCCTCAACCCCAGCATCATGGCGGTACTGCTGGGTAAAGCGGTCACGAGTAGCGCCAGTATCAGGCAGCTGCTCATTCCGGGCGGCTTGAAGATGCCCTATATCGGCATGGTGCTTAAGGCACTTAGCTCTGAGACCGGTGACACCTGGCTGTGGATTCCCAAATGCAAGATCACCAGCACCTTCACGATTGCGCAGATGGAGTACGGCACTTTCACCATTCCCGAAGTGACGTTGACCATCGTCGATGACGCCAATTGGGGATCGATCAACATCATCACGCACCCGACCAATGTTGATATTACGGTATTGCCGCCCGCCGGCATTGCGCAGTTGCCCTAACCATGAGCGACGAACAAAAGCCCACCCTGGGTGCGCAGTGGCGCAAAGAGCGGGAGGAAGGCGTGTTGGTGCGCCTGCCGGTGAGCAGGCGGCTGGTGCGCTTGCGCACGGTGAGGCCTGACATGCTGCTGCGGCGCGGACGCATCCCCGATCCGCTATCCAACTTGGTCGTCAGCATGATCTACGGCAAGGCGACCAATGCGCAGATGGATGCGTTTCTTGAGCCGCGTGAGCAGGTAGAGCAGGCGCTCGAAACGATGGACAGCCTGAGCGCCGTCTGTGAAGCGGCCCTGGTTGAGCCGCGCATTGTGGACGAGCCATTGGCGGACGATGAGATCGCCATTGCCGATTTGGAATATGCGGATATGGGCTACATCTTCCGGCTGGCCTTTGCGCCGGCGGAGGCATTGTCCCGCTTTCGTCACCAACCGCAAGCAGATGTGGACGTTATGGCGGACGAGCCAGTCGACGCACAGCAGGCCGTCTGAGCTTGTGTGCGAGGATGACAAACTGGCGGCCTACTGTTTGGACGCTGCCGTGACCACATTCGGCACGATTATGGAGAATGCCTTAGCGGAGCGCGTGAACGTAGGCGATACCCGCAACCCGCGCTACGAAGCCGCCTACACGCTCACGCAGTTGCTTGACCCGGCCTTTCACTTGCCGCAGCCTGCCAAATCTGGCCAACAGCCAACAGCCAGCAGCCAACAGCCACTTGGCAACGGCGTGGCGCAAGTGCTGGCACTGGCGCAGCAGCCCAATATGGGCGTCAAACGCTGGGTGTATGTGGCGCCTGAGGCGAAATTGAGCTAAGGCGTGAATACGGCTAGATCGGAAGGCTCACCTTCGATGTGACCGCGATGTATCCAATCGCCGCTGTCAAGCAGGAGCCATACGCCTAGCTCATCACGAGCGACAACGGTAACAGATGCGCCATCTTTGGCTTTGCCTGACACATCATAGCGCGGGCCTGGGCCAACATAGAGGGTGCTGTCACCCACGGCGGTGGCCGCATACGGTGTAAAGTCGCCATCGGCAATAAAACGAGCTACCTTGTCCTTGATCGCCACATACCTTTGGCGCTCGGCTGCGATTCTGGCCTGGTTTTCGTTGATGCGCTGCTGGTGGTCAAAACCGGACTTAAATATGCCGACGGTCGCAGTACCAACAACAAGGGCGACGGCGGCGAAAAGGACAAGGGCGACGACACCGAAAACAAAAGCATGGCGTTTGATCCCGCCGCGCAACGTGTCATCATCCCGATCCTGAACCAGATTGAATTTGGTACTCATTGACATTTTTTCCTTGAATTAAAAAACCCTCTGCTACAGACGGTCTAACGCTTGCTAAGGGCGCGACCTGTAACAGAAGGCTAAAAACACTTTATATTTTTTACGTTCTACCGTCAATTTATGCACCCTTAGCGGGCGGAACAATAACACGGAACCTGTATATTTGTCCAGACTGAGAGCGTAGCAAATGGGTGGTGCAAGCGGCGGACTCGGCAGCGCATCAGGCAAAATAACCATAGATGTTTCGCAGCCGCAAACCGTACCCGGCACCATGGCGGGTGTTGCCCAGGGCATCAATCAGGCAATGGGCACGGTCAACGCCAGCGTCATCAAGACGCAAGCCGGCATTGGCAGCCTCAAGGGTGCTTTCACGCAACTGTCCGGTGCGTTTGGCGTGGGCGTGGGCGTGGCCGCGGCTATCCAAATTACGCGTATGGGTGTAGAGCTTGCTGTCACCGCGGCGCAAGCCGAGTTGACGGCGCAGGCCTTTGACCGTTTGGCCGCAGGCGTGGGTGAGTCCAGTTCCGACATGCTGGCCGCCATGAACGCGGCCAGCCGCGGCACCGTCACCGAGTCGGAGCTGATCATTTCTGCCAACCGCGCCATTGTGGGCGAGGTGGCCGACAGCGCAGAGGAATTGGCGCAAATCATGGAAGTGGCGCGCGCCACGGGGCAGGCGTTTGGCCTTAGCACAGCCGAAGCCTTCCAGCGCATCGTCAGCGCCGTCAGCAAACTAGAGCCGGAACTGCTTGACGAGCTAGGCGTCACCATGCGCCTGGATACCGTCTTCCGCGCCTACGCCGATACACTAGGCAAGAGTGCCCAGCAGTTGAGCGAGACAGAGCGCCGAACGGCGATGCTGCAAGAGATCATGCGCCAGACGGCGGATACGGTAGAGGCGGCCAAAGATTCAGCCGGCAATACGGCGGAGAGCTTCCAACAATTAGGCGTAGCGGCGGACGATGCCAAAAGGGCGATAGGCGACCTTATCAATACGGCGGGTGCGCCTGTGGCCGCATCCGGTCTGACCGCGTGGCTAGAGCACGAGACGCGTAATCTCAGGTCCTTTGCCGAACTACTTCAACTCGTCGGGCGTGACATCACGCAACTAACGGGCATAGGCGAAGTACAACTGACCACGCGCGAGCAGGATTTTGTCTCGTCGATGCGCGGTAGCGATATCGGTCGCCATCCACGTAGCGGCGGCGGGGCAGAAGAAGCGCCTGCGCAGTGGACGACGGAACAGACAGAAGCGATTGAAGACTGGGGCCAAAAAGAGGGCGAGATCATCCGTGACGCCGCCCAAGACCGCATCGACGCTACCAACGAGTATGAACAACAGCGCAGTGATGTGATTGCCGACTACGAGCGCAACATTGCGCGTGGCGCTGAAGACTTCGCCCGCCAGCAGGCGCGCAGTGAGGCACAGTACCAAGCGGCGGTCGCCGAGGTGCATGAAGCAGCCGCCGAGCGTGAGCGCAAAGCCGCCGAAGACCTGGCCAGGGACATGGCGCGCCTGCAAGAAGACAACGCCAAGCAACAAGCGCGCTGGCTGCGTGACCTCAATGAATCCATAGCCGAGGCACAGGCGGACAGCGCAGAGCGTCTGGCCGACCGCCAGGCCGACTACGATGAGCGTCTGGCGGATGCGCGCGCGGACAGTGCAGAACGCATCCAGGAGCTAACGGCAGGCTACGATGAGCGCATCGCCAAGGCCAGGGCAGACAGCATGGAACGCCTGGCCGAGATGGAGGAAGATTACCAGGCCGAGCGGGAACGGGCCGCGTCCGACCATGCCGACACGCTGGTGGACGCCGCCTCTCGCCTTGATGCACGTGCGGTGTGGGAAGAACAGCGCCGCTATGCGCGTGAGCAGCGGGAAGCGGAGAAGGCGCACGCCAAGTCGGTGCAGGAAGAAAAAGAACGGCTGGCCGATGTCGAGACAGAGGAAGCAAAATCCAACGCAAAGGCGATAGAGGCCGAAAAGAAACGCCTTGCCGAGTTTGAAGCCGAGCAGAAGAAGTCGCACGAAAAGATGATTGCGCAGGAGGAAGAGAACCTCGCCGAGCGCATCGAGCAGGAAAAAGAGGCGCATGAGCAGCGCGTCAAGGATGCCAACGAAGCCTTAGAGCAACGCCTCAAGGATTTGCAGGAGGCAAACAGGCTGCAACTGGAGGAAGCGGGCAAAGCCGACGCCAAGCGCCTGAGCGACATGCAAGCAGCGCATAAACTAGAGCAAGACGAAGCCAACACCGACTACGGCATCCGCATCAAACGCCTGGGCGAAGACCACGAAGCGCAACTCGGCGAGATGACGACGATGCACGGCAAGCGCATCACGCAGATAGGCCAACACGCCCAGGATGAGCGCAAAGCCCTTTACGACCAGTTCGTCAAGCGCATGAAGCAACTAGGCGTGAGCGAACATGACCTCGAGACGGAGCAGTACCAACACCTGAACCGTGAGCTTACAGCGCAGCAGCAGCATTATGACGACCTGGAGCGCGAGCAAATCAATCATCAAAAGCGGATGCTCGAAATCCTGCACGACGCCGGCCAGCTTGCCGATGAAGAGTATTACAACGCCATTGGCAAGCTGGACATTTTACTATCGCGCATCGGCGGGCCTGGCAGCCACGTAGGTCTGGGCGGCGCACCTATCCAGACCGAGCCGATTATCACGCCGTGGGACGAGCAGCCGCTGCTCAGCATGTCAGCCGCCGGCGGCACGGTTGTGATTCCGGCCAATGCCTCAATCGCAGGCAGTCCCGACAGGGGCGGCAACACTTCTTTCGTCATAGAGGCCGGCGCTGTGCAGATTACGGCCGCGCCTGGTATGTCTACGTCCGGGCTTGGCGACGAGTTCGAGCGCAGGCTTTTGACCGTCGTGCGCAAGATTGCGAGGGGTGGGCCATGAGTGTGTATCGAGCCGCCATCGATTTCGACAAGCCGCTGGCCAATCTGGTCAACCTATCGCCACAGCCGCGCTCGACGGGTGTGCAGCCGACGCGCCGCACCTTCACGGGCAACAGTATTTTGGACGAGGGCTTGTACTGCGAGTTGATCTGGGATGGCGGCATCGACGACGCCACGCAGTACCGCGGCATCCTCGGCTATTTTGGCCTGCACAACGCCACCTATCGGCCTGTCACGATCTATGCGCGCAACGACCTCTTTGAGTGGATCAGGTACAACGGCATCGCCGTGCGTCCTGAGCCTGTGTGGGAAGCCTATTTCCCGCGCCTGACCGTGCTGATCCGTGACCTTCAGGAAATCGGCTAATGCGCCCGCGCCTGTTCCTGCTCAATCCTAGTGTGGCTTTGGCCGCGCAGGTCAACATGGGTACGGCCACCTACCCGCTTGACGCCATCACCTTTGACACCATCACGACGGGCGCAATCGCCAATGTCGAGCCGGGCATGACGATGCTTTTGGGGTCGGCTCCAGGGCTAGACGACCGCGGCAGGCAGCGCGTGCGCGCCACGCCAAGTGGCAGTGTGATCAAAGTGGGGCGCTCATCACTCGGCACGCGTGACGGTGAGCTGAACGTGCTTGACAACAGCTACATTACCGTAACGCGGGACTACCGCGTCTGGGCCAAGATCGGCTTTATCCAGGCAAATGGGGAGGAACTAAAGGACAGTGACATCGCCGTTGGCCCCATCGGCAATACCTACGTCGATCATCCACCGCCCAAAGCCAATGCAGGCGTAGGCTACGCCGGCACGATTGACCCGATCACCCACCTGATTACCGTGCAGTTTGACGCCGGCACATCATGGCGCTGGGATGATGGTTCCAGTAGCTTGACGAGCCAGGTCAATGCTTTTTTCTGGGGGATGCGTGACGGCACGATCACGGTCGGCGCTTACACGGACCCTGTGGTAACCGCTACTTTCCCTGCCGGCTTTCGCTGGGTGCAGCTTGAAGTGGTGGACGACAGGGGCCGCTCCCACATCATGCACGTGCCCATCTATGCGCGTGACCCGGCTAACGATACCTCGATTGAGGGCTTTCAAATTACGGGCTGGAACGAAACGGAGTACGGCACGGAATTGGATGTGTTGGTGCTTGAGGATATTCCACGCAGCAGCTACCCGGACGGCACATTGGCCATGTTATGGGACGATGCCGATCCGCCTGACACGTCACCGGCGCGCAATCACATGCTCTTTGTGGGCTGGATACAGACCGAGGATACCGGCATCGCCCCGCAGCGCACAGGCACGCTCAGAGACACGACGCTGCACCTGGTGGATGTGGCGGGCCGCTTAAAGCGCTTGCCTGCCTTCACGCAAATCATGACCTTTGCCGTGGCGGGCAATCACTGGTACTGGACGGTATGGCCGGTTGTGCTCTATTACCTGTGGTATTTGCTGCACTGGCATAGCACGGCTTTAGAGGTGTCAGATTTGCGCTTAGGCGGCTCCACGCTTAGCTTTTTCGAGTTTTATACGCTCTCATCGGATGCGGGCAACCTCTTTGACCAGGTCAATAGCTTGGCCAACCATGTGACGCCGGATCACCATCTGACCTGCCACCGCAAGGGACAGTTGATGCTGGTCTATGACCCCAATATCATGTTTACGGGCGACCGTCATCTGGTGCCCACTGTGCAGAGCTTTTCGGATGATGACTGGATCAGCTTGCGCTACGGCTATGAGCGCAGCCCGCGCACGTTTCAACTCGTATCGTGGGGACTGAAAGCAACCACGGAGCGGGAGTTTATTGACGGTGTACTGACGATCCGCCCGTGGAAATGCAAGGCGCCTGGCGATGCGCAGGGGCAGGGCATCGCTTATCTGGAAACATCAGAACGGCTCACGCGCACGCAGACCGACCTCAACATCGTCGAGGGCAACCGCTATGCCCGCCTCAATGCGCGCATGGGGCCGCTGACGCTAGAGACATTGCACAGCAAATTGAACGCGGGTTTCAGCCCCGCAACCATGGGTTGGGTGACGGTCTTCGTGGGCAACAATCCTCTCAACATCCCGCAGCGCGGCGACATCGGCGGCAGACCGGCCTTGTTGTCATTCCGTACCATCTGCCACCAGGTCAGCTACAGCTTTGACTATGGGCGCACGGGGCTTGTGGTGACGGTCACGCTCACACTTGAAGCCGAAGTCTCAGGGCCTGCGGCGATTACGCTTGTGTTGGAACCGGAGGCTCCTGTATCCTCTTTTTCCGCCCCAATGGCGGAGAAAAGGAGTAACTAGCTAATGTTCGAGGGTGAACTGCGCAGCGCCTTTGGCGACCTCTTTAACGTCGTTGGCCGTGACACGCTGATTCCGGCGCGCTTGGGCGCAAGGCAAAACGGCGCTACCGTCGTCACGGTGCCGGGTTCAAGCGAGCTGTATATCAGCCTTGGCCCCAATGGCGAGCAAGGGCCGAACACGGCCATCGATGCGGTGGGCGTGGACACATCCGTTGTCTGGCAGCAAATCCGCGTGCGCCGTGAACTCAACAAGTGGGTTATCCACCGTGCTGACGCCTACGCCGGCGGCGGGGGTTCAGGCTCAGGCAGCACAACGCTTGACGGCCTCACGGACGTGTCTACGGCGGGCGCCACAGACGGGCAGTTGCTTGCCTATCAGGCTTCCACGGGGCAGTGGATACCGCACACCCCATCCGGCTCAACAGGGGGAGCACCCAGCCCGCACGCCTACTATTCGGCAACGCCCGCTGATATGCACCACAGCGGCACGATTCCAGACAGTGTATTGGCAACGCCCTATCTAAAAGCTGATGGCAGCCGTGCCCTTGAGGGGGATCTTGCTGTCCTGCCTAATATCAAAATCGATGGGGTGGACATTAGCGCCCACCGTGACGATCCAAACGCCCACCATCCCGCTGTGACGGTCGGCAACGGGCTTGAGATCATCAGCGGGCAACTACTGGCGGTTGACCTGGAAGGCACAACATCAGGGCTTGAGTTCAACCCGACCACAAACGGCGATCTGCGCGTACGCAAGGGCAACGGCATCACGACCGACGCCACGGGTACGCGCATCCTGTTCAAGCCGTTGATGACGGCTTTGCAGGCGGATGGCACGGGCCTCTACTTAGATGACAGCGTGGCGGGCGACGGGCTGACCATCAACCCAACCACCAAGGTTTTGGCAGTTGGGCAGGGCAACGGCATCCTCTCGAACACAAACGATGTCGCCGTCAACCAGAATTACGCCTTTATCTGGGGGGCATCGCACAGGTTCAACGTCACCCCTGTCATCAATGCCGACCTCAGTTTCGTCGGCGGCGACCATTCCATCTTTGCCGGCAACAAACTGACCCTGGCGCCCAGCGGCGACCTGTGGCTGACGGCAACAGCAGGCACAAACCTTGTCGTGCTGCCCACGCCGCGCACCCTCAAAACTGAACTTTTTAACGACTTCATCGCAGGCATTGAGGGCATGGATATGTCGCTGGTGGCGCCTGGGGGCGTCTACAGGCAGATCCGCACCAACATGATCAAGGCGGACGAGCTGCACGTCAGGGTCTTCTCTGCGGACGAACAACTCGTCTCGCGTGGTGCTCAGTTTTGGAGCCGAAGTTACGGCAGGGTGCAGGAGGAGTTCACGCTGCCTGCTGTGGGAGCCACCAAAGATGTGTGGTTCGATGAGGCCGTAGACTTAGCCGACTTCAAACTTTTCATCCCCAACAACTGGCTGCAATTTCGCACGGTCGATGTGACGACGGGGCTGCTTACGCAAGCCATTTGGTTCCAAGTGGTCGATGCCGACAGCACGGGCCTGAACAACTACGTGGACAGAGAGGATGAAACGGCGCCTGGTGTTGACCCACCCCACCCTGCTCGCCAGAAATGGCGTTTGATTCGCAAGTCGGGGGGTGTGACGGGCAAGCCTATCAAGAAGGGCAGTGTGGGTGTGGAGTTTGGCATCCCTGCCGACTTTAGCGGCACTCTCTATCCGGGCGCCGTGCCTGGACAAGGTGTTGTGCATCTCTCGGCCCTTAGCATTGACAACGGCCCTTTCGTTCAGGTGCAGGTCTTCGATACGGTCACGGCTTCAGGCACCCAGCCCCACTTCCAGAACAAGGTGAGGATGGGCAATCTGCGCGGCACCCTCAACTTCGGTGCGACAGATGCCTGGGGTTTTGCCGCAGGCAACGACCTCAGTATCGTGCCATCCAGTGGTAACTTTAAGGGGATAGTGGTAGAGGCTGATAGTGGGGTTACTCTTTACAATACGGATGTTGTTCTCTTTGATGGGACAACAATCTTCAGTCAACTAGATGCCACCTATGGCTTGCGCCTACTGCAAGACCAGAGTCCCTATGGTGCGCCACCCCTTTATGTCTCATGGCACACGAACCTTGATGGCACAGGTATCACTCGTGGCTATATCGGCTCTTGGCTATCAGGTGGTAATACCAGTATCTTGCGCCTCTACTCGACGGCGCCGTCTGGCGCAAACCGCTGGGCCAATATTGACCTCAGTGTCGATCAGGGCACGCCCATCCAGAGCGCCAGGTTGACCTTGCAGAGCGGCAACGTGCTCGATGGCTTCTCGCTCTTTAACTTGGATGTGCAGCGTTTCTATGCCAATAGCAAGCGCACGATTTTCGGCTATTTGCCAAGCGGCACAGATATTCCGTCTGCCTTGGTTTCCTATGAGAATACGGCGTTTACAGACGGCAGGGCTGGCATCACGGTCATTCAGGCCGGCAGTGGGGACGCCAGTCTCAACTTTATACGCGGCGGCGCCACGCCCTATACGCTTGGCATCGACAGTTCTGATAGCGAGAAGTTCAAGATCGCCTATGGCGCCGACCTCAGCGCCAATGCCTTCCTGGTGCATGACCCCAGCAACCAATACGTGGGCATCGGCACAGCGACACCGCTCTCCAAGCTGACGGTGGTCAACACGGCCAGCGAAGTGGTGCGTTTCACTTCGACATCGGGCATTAGCTCAGGCACGCAGGGGCTTGCCTATGTCGGCATTGAGCCGCGCAGCGCCACGGTGGTCTACCCCTCTGTGCGTCTGACCGCGGTCGAAGCCACTGTCTCCTCTTTTCAGAGCCATCTCTTCATCCAGCTACGTGACACTGGCTCTGATGTGCCTCCTGTCACCAAGCTGGCCATTCGCAGTGATGGCAGGGTGGGCTTCAACCTGGATACGCCTGCCAGTT